TTCACAATACAACTTTTCATGCGTTTTGTCCTGATTGTATGATGGAAAACAGTACTGTGTACGGAGCAGGTCCTAATGATTCTTACTATCCACCAGGTGCTGTAAAGGATATGGTGAATTCTCCTAGCCATTACACTCAAGGTTCTATTGAATGTATTGACGCTATTAAAGAAGTAGTAAAGCATTTAGATGGTATGGAAGCAATGTGTACTGGAAACGCTATTAAATATCTATGGCGTTGGCGACACAAGAATGGTGTAGAAGATTTAAAGAAAGCAGTCTGGTATATTCAAAGGATGATTGATGAGTTTGACGCTGACTGATTTGTTTGATAGGCTCAAGCAATGGGATGAAGTCGAGTTGCTTGATATTTTAGGTATAACTTCGGAGGAGATAGTAGAGCGATTTAGTGATATAATTGAAGACAGATTTGAAACATTAGAAAAAACTTTAACCTGGGAAGACAACGATGACTGATAAAAAACCGTTACATGATATGGGTCCTCCCATCAAAGATGAAATTCCTGGCTTGCGAGATTTCTTCGCTACGTCAGTTCTTTCAGGAGCAATCTCTGCTGCAGGAGTACCTGCCAGCGATGACGAAGAGTACTGTGCTTTTATGGCAGAATTTTGTTATAAGATGGCAGATGCAATGATGGTAGAAAAATATAAGAAAAACACACGACACTAAGGATTAGAATGTACAACACACCGTTTAGCACCGTAGGATATATCACCTACAAAAGAACTTATGCACGTCGCTTAGACGAGGCAGACATCACCAGCAAGACAGAAGAGTTTCCTCAAACTGTTGAGCGTGTAATTAAAGCAGCAAATGAACAGTTAGGTTGTGGCTTTACAGAGAAAGAGCAAGAGCGTTTACGTAAGTATTTAATGGAATTAAAAGGTACTGTTGCAGGACGTTTCCTGTGGCAGATGGGTACAGATACTGTAGGTAAGTTAGGCTTAGCCTCTCTGCAGAACTGTGCGTTCACTGTTATCGACGAGCCAGTCCGTCCCTTTACTTGGGCTATGGATTTGTTAATGCTAGGCTCAGGTGTCGGTTATAACATTCAAAGGAAAAACGTTGATAAACTTCCTGAAGTCAATCTTAATTTTACTGCCCCTACTCGTTTGGATACTGCTGATGCAGACTTTATTGTTCCTGATTCAAGGGAAGGCTGGGTCAGTCTCCTTGGCAAAACGCTCAAGGCAGCGTTTCTAAGTGATAAAAATCCAACTTTCACTTATTCCACTGTACTTGTACGTGGTCGTGGTGCTGCTATCAAGGGCTTCGGAGGCACGGCTTCTGGACCTGAAGACTTATGTGACGGCATTGCTAAGGTATCTACCATTCTAGAGAAACGTGCTGGTAAGAAGTTACGTCCTATAGATTGCTTAGACATTATGAATATTATCGGTGCAATCGTCGTAGCAGGTAACGTAAGACGCTCCGCACAGATCGCTATTGGAGACGCAGACGATGTTGAGTACCTTCTTGCAAAACGCTGGGATATGGGAAATATTCCTTCTTGGCGAGCTATGTCTAATAATTCTGTTGTGTGTAACGATATTAAGGATTTGCACGAATACTTTTGGGATGGCTATGAAGGAAAAGGTGAGCCTTACGGCCTTATCAATCTTCGTCTTTCTCGGAAGATCGGTAGGTTGGGCGACGCTAATTATCCTGATCCAGATGTGCAGGGTTATAATCCTTGTGCTGAACAGTCTTTGGCTGCTTATGAAACCTGTTGTTTAGCTGAAGTATATCTCTCTAACGTAACCTCGAAAGAAGAATTTGTTGATATCTGCACACTCCTATATCGCATTAATAAGCATAGCCTTTCTTTGCCTTGCCATCTACAAGAAACAGCCGATATCGTCCATAAAAACATGCGTATGGGTATTGGTGTTACTGGAGTTCTCCAAGCTTCTGACGAGCAACGCTCTTGGTTAAAAGAAGCTTATGAAGAGCTACGTAAGTTTGACAAAGAGTACTCTGCTAAGCATGGCTTCCCTGAGTCTATTAAGTTAACTACAGTTAAACCTTCAGGTACTTTGTCGTTGTTACCAGGTGTAACTTCAGGTTGCCATCCTGCTTATAGCCACTACATGATTCGTCGTATCCGTATTGCTGCAGATCACAGCTTAGTACAAGTATGTCGTGAGCATGGATACCCAGTAGAGTTCCAGCGTAACTTTGATGGCACTGATGACCATAGCACAATGGTAGTTTCATTTCCATTTGCTTATCCTGAAGGCACAAAGATTGCTGCTGAGATGACTGCTATCGACCAACTAGAAGTAGTTAAATGGTTGCAAGAGAACTGGTCAGACAATAGCGTTAGCTGTACTGTGTACTACCGTAAAGAAGAGTTGCCAGAGATTAAGAAGTACTTGGCAAAGAATTACAAGAACAATCATAAGTCACTTTCGTTCTTGCTTCATAATGAACATGGCTTCCAACAAGCCCCATTAGAAGAGATTACCAAAGAAGCTTATGATGCACTAGTTGCTAGTACTACATTAATTACCAAAGTGGAAGATGCTTCCTTTGAAGGTGATCTAGAGTGCAGTAGTGGACACTGCCCAGTTAAATAAGTTACGAGGGAAAGTGTAAAGAAACGAGTACCTCACCTCATTAAGGAAATAAGATGATTAATAAAGAAGATTTTGGTATTGGGATGAAACGATTGTTTGATATATTGAACATGGCAGACATGCTGCAAGTCATGGCTACAGAACCTTTCTTAGCTGCTGCTCCATCGTTCAATGAATTAGATGACATTCAATTTATGTCAATTTGGAATGACCAAGTAAAGACTCATGTACAAACATTTAATGACAGGCTATTAGAGTTGCAGACTCTTCCGTTGTTTAGGGAAGTTGCTCCTCCTAATTACCCAGACCCTGAAAAGGTCTTATAAAGTTTCTCGGTGTTGTTTTTTATGGCCCTGCTTTGTGCAGGGTCTTTTTTTTTTGTGTAATATACTACACAATTATAGGTGAGGGGTTACAAACTCGCCTGTCAATTCGTTGATGCCCTAGTTAGAAAGACGGAAAATCGCTAGGTTCTTGATACCCTCGTGCCGTCTTGACTTATTTAGGGATCTTCGGCATCTTGCGAAGACTCTTAGGTTTCTTTGGCATTAGCCTTGTTTCTTTAACAGGGATGTAAGGTTTCTTTGAAGCCTTAGCACGAGGTGGTTTCTTGAGTTTGATTTTCATTTGATTCCCACTTGTTCGTTAATCCACTTTTGTAGTTCTACTAATTGGAGCGTGGTTTCAGAGCATCGGAGAGCAAGTCCATTGTAGGAGGCGATAGCATCAGCAAGCTGGGAGGTTGGGGAAAGTCCTGACACTTTACTGCTACTGGGGTTGTTCCACACGCTTGTAGACTTGTAATAGTTACGAACAGCAGCAAGCTTAGCTTCGTATTCATCTTGAATTCCTTTTGTTACTATTTCATGTTGTTTATTGATTGATGCAACTTTTGCTTCTTGGACTGCTGCTTGTTGTTTAACCTCATCTTGAAACTGGGCGAATCGTAAATGCTCAAAGCGATAGCCAAGATACCAAGAACCACCCAACAGCAATATACATATCCCCACTTTGACATAATCAATCACCGATAAAGGAAACATTATTTTTCATCCAAAGGTTTAGTTGTTACAATACGTAACACTGAGATAATCAAACCGATAACAATCATAGTTGTGTTAAAACTAAGGTCATCTTTAATGATTTCTTTTAGATATTGAGAGTTATCAGAGAGTGTCCCCAAAGCTGAAATAAGACCACCAAACCACATGGTCTTGCTTTTAAAAGCACCTTTGATATACTCTTTTAATTTAGTCCACATATTATTTCTTCTTAGCTTTTTTAGCTTTAGATTTACCAGCTTTAGATAAAGCAATAGCGATGGCTTGCTTCTGAGGCTTGCCATGCTTCATCTCAGTACGAATGTTTTTAGATACAGTCTTTTGACTACTTCCTTTTTTTAATGGCATATTATCCTCTATAGGTTTCATGTTGAAAACAAGCCTGCTCAGCAAGCCTACGTTTTAAAATACCTTCATTAGATCTACCACCTGCCATGTCCCACTTAGGGAACTCTCCAGCAGCAGCGTCTAGTTGTCCTCTCTGTAAAAAAGTACAAAGAGTAGAACGTTTAAAAGCAGCACATCCTAAGTTATACACAAAAGATACTAGAGCATCGAATTGATTTTGTGTAAGCTTTGCTCCAGTAGAATTGACACACTGTTCAGCAGTTTGTAAATCTTTAACAAGCAAAGACGAAGCCTGTCCCATAGTAATAGGACTTCCTGCTACGCAGCCGTCACCAGGGACAATCATGTGTCCATAA